CGCCGAGCGCACCATTACATTTTATAAAATCAATAACTTAGATATATTTTGGCGCATATTTGGCGTAATGCCTGATTTATCCACAGGTTTAGAGGTAATTTTGCTTCTTATCAAAGGTCCATCTTTTACCGTTGTAAGTCACGGTGCCATCCAAATTAATCGGCAACTCTTTTAATGAGTAGTCATAGATTTTAAGTACATTCCCGTTCTTATCTAAGTCAGCGGGTAGATTGCAAGTATTCTCCATCCTGCCCGCTTCCGAAACCATGATCATGACTTGCGACATCACAAAGCCCTTACACAAATAGAGACATTCACATTACTATTAATAGTGTGAGCTGTGCAACCAGAGAAAAGGATGCACAGCAATGTGATGATCGATGCAACTTTGGTACGTTTGCACATATAAGTTACTTCTTTAAAAAGAGTGCTCGCTCTGCTTCTCGGCGACGAACTAGACCTTTCATAACTTTGCCGCCTGCTTTGTTCCAGACAAGGAATTGGTCAGCAGCACCTTGATAGTCACGTTTATTGAGTTTCTTTAATAAGGTTGAATTATTAAAAGCACCAGAGCCAATGTTGTAAGTCAGCGATACTAATGCATCAAACTGATTTTGATTTAGGGGCACTGTCACAGATTCATTAACTGTCTTTTCGAATTTAGCCAAGTCATGTTTAAAGTAAGTCTTAGCTTGTTCTGCTGTGCAAGTATCGCCCTTCTTGACCTTCACGCCATTTGGATAAACTGTGGTGCCAGTGCCAATGGTCCAGACTCCCACCCCATCGTCATAAGCTGTGAATCGAGTGCCTTCAAATCCTGAGATTAGATCTACACCAACATCACTTGTAGTTTTTCCACCAGGTGCAAGTTTATCGACCACCTTATTTAGTTCGTCTACTTGTGCCTGTGTAAGCTTGCCGCCTGCGATCACTCGGGCAGCGTCGAAGAATGGTTTAGTTGTCATTTGATTCACCTTTCTTTTTCTCTAACTCAGAGCTACCAAAATAAAAGCCACATGCAGTTGTCATAGCCCCTGCAATGAAACCCAATGCCGTATTGATCAGATTGCTGTTTTCTCGCGGCATATCCACAAAAAATAAAGCAATCACTAAAACAAACATCAGTCCCACTAATGCGAAAGCTAGATATGCGCGAGTATTTTCACTGTTCATCTTTTTGCTTCCTCCAACCGTGATACTTTCTCTTTAATTAAAGACTGGTCTTGGCTTAATTGAATAATTGAAGATCCAACCCACGCACACAATGAAAATACGATGCCTGCAAATATTCCCAGCAATACACGCAGCACAGAAATTCCACCATCTTGCGCTGCTGTGCGGTTTTCTAAATTGGCGACTTTGATATCCAATGTATCGATATCCTTTTTGTTCTGTTCGCTAGTCTCTTTGTGCGCTTCATTAATGAAAGTCAGTCGAGTAACATGATCTGACAACATGCGGATATCACTCTGAATGGAGTCAATTTTCTTTTCAAATCTCAACCCATACGATTCATTTTCAGTCATGCCTTCCCCCTTTCGTTTAGGCAATAAAAAAGCACCCGAATTGGGTGCTCAAAGTTCTTTTAAAGTTTAAAGGGTTTGTAAGATTTTCCCTCCGTTAATCAATTGAGTTGTTAGAGGTGCCACCCCAACAATTGCAGGTCCACCCGGCCCCGGCTGGCCTTCAGTTGTGCCATGGTATTGCCAATTCCATGTTCCATCATTGGTGGACTTGGTACCTAGTTGACCCCAGCTTCCACCATCACCAGACAATGGCGATCCATAACGGTCATTTTGGGTTCGATAACCTTTACCGGACACAGTAGCTTCAGCATCGGTTACTTTGACAACCATAAAGTCACCATTAAAGTACCAACGCCAGTCTTGTGAATCGTTAGTAATAGGTTGACCGGTCATAACCCGACCAAAAGGTGCTCCAGCTCCACCGGGAATACCCTGAACTCCATACGATAATCCAGTATAAATACCACTTGGTGTTGCGCCGCCACCAGATCCGCCTCGAGCCAGAGTTCCACCATCAATAATCAGGTTTAGTTTACTGTGCCGGTTTAATAGACCGGGTGCTCCCTGAAAACCATCACGGCGGGTTTTGGTAAAGTTGTAATCCGGATCGGTAGACCATGCACCAAATGCCAAATGTGGCAACCCGCCATCTCCACCACGTCCAACTACAGCACCTTTAATTGTCAGATTCACAACCAGATCAGGTGGAAACTCACCAGTATCAATAGCAGGTAATTCTGATGCAGCTGGAACGATATACTCTCGTTTTGCAGGACTAGAGTTATAGTCAAACTTATAAACCATCCTTGTTTCAGGTCGATAAGAACTCGAACTAGAAACTAGTGCACCTGCTTCAACTACAAAGCTAATTTCTCCAGTCGTTGGTAAATCACCTCTTTGCATTTGATATAAACGTGCGAGATTAATATCAAGCTGGTCATATCGAATGTAAATTGGAGAATCATCAACCGGCACGTCAATAAAGTCTTTATCGTTGAGGTAATAGCGCTCATCGTAATTAATTGCAGTAATTGTATTAGAGAACTGGTCAGCCGGTTCTCTTTTCGCTACCAGATAAGGCAATGAGCCTTTGGTATCGTCATTAACCACCGTATAGATAGTATTCACAAAATCATCAGGACTTAGCTTTAATGCACCGTTCGGTAATCGGCCTAAAACTACCTTGTTCTTGGCAGATCCTGCGGTAACAGGAATCAGGTCCACGGTACCATCCCCCATTTGCAAATAAATCACATAACTCTTGCCTGCAATAAAATCTACATCATGGCTTAAAGTCAGGATTAAACCCTCTTGCTGCACCACCTCACCGCTTTGATGAATACCATTGCGATAATCCGCTACAGCAATCCGGTCACGTAAAACCAGTAATTCTGATTCTGGTGCCGCATCAAAGGTAATGGATTTACGTTGAAACCGAAGCTTATTCCAGAGCCGGTAAGCATTGAAATGAGCTTGCCACTTGTTCCGTACACCAACAGACTTCACTTCTTTCGGGTTCTTTGCTCCTTTGTCTGGCAAATAGATATTGATACGACTATCGTCGGTCGGATCAGTGTATTCATAGATCAGTCCATCGTAGTCATCCATCACGCCAAAGGTCAGGTCATGCTTGTAACTATCCGGAATGATATTCCTGAAGTTAAACAGCATTACCGAGTTATCAGTTGGCCGTTCAAAATAAAGCTTGAGCTTATTGTTTTGCCGATATGCGGTACAAAACACTGCATCACATAGATTGGAGACCAGCTCTTCAAAAGATAGGTTTGTATCATCAATCGTAGTACAGAACTCAGCCGCAAGTGGTGTACCGAAATAATCCACTACATCGTTATAAGTCCGATAGATGTTTTCAAGATCAATCTCATCAATCGTACGGCGGCCAATCTTGTCGTCCAGTGCCATAGATACTAAAGCATCAGCAAAGCTCGATGTTGGAAATAGCTCTGTCGTCATTGCCCCATTTTTATAAGTCGGCAACATTCGCTGAAGATCGAAATTGATCTTACGGGACTTAACAGATAAAGCTCCGGTCGTTGCATAAGTACGTGCACGAAAAACCGTTTCATGTTCATACACTGTGCTTTGCAAAGGATAAGCACCGTAAAGCGCCTGCCACTTTACTTCATCTACTACCGTTGTAACCGCCGGTGTTGGTGTTAATCGGCGTGCACGGACACTACAACGCCCCTGAAATGTCACCATATCCAGCGTTGCACCAACGGTCTGACGTGACTTTGCCGAGCCTTTCAAAATGATCTGCTTCAGCATTGGATTACCAATAGCTGCACCAGATTCATTAACCGGTGTTACTTCAACTTCAATCGTGACATTAACAGCGCCCTGATTTCCGCCTGCAGAAACGGTATAAAGTCCATTGGTGGCCACAAAGTTACATAGCACCCGACTACGTTCAATATTGTCCAAAATGAATGGACCAATCCACTTCTCTCCAATAGATGAAAGCTTTGGAGATAAAGCACTAGTTTGCTGATTTGATAATTCCCTTAGCTTTAACCAATTTGGATTAACTGCTGCTGGATTAGATAAAGCCATCCGATCATCAGCTACCGATAAAACGCTGTAAGTGCCGTTTAAATCATAAGTCTGGCCATTAAACGTGAATGAGGCATTGGTGATTTCTACCCGGTCATTACTTACAAACTTAGTGGTTAAATCCGTATTGTTTGCAGATGCCCGCAGGATCTCATTAGGATATGCAAAAAGAAGATAGTTGGTACCTTCCAAGCTTTGTGTATCAGCTGGACGGAGAACTTGGCCATTAACAGAAGTTTGATGCTGAACCGTTAGTGGCGGCGTGGTAATTTCGGTACCAAGCGAGAAATATGGCTCACCTGAAACAATATCTACACCTGGTCGAAAGACTTCTACCGATGCGCCGGCAATATCGACAATATTGGTTTCACCGTCATAAGCTCCATTGATTTTATAGTGTCCACGCCCAATACAGCCCACTACATGCTCAACTTCAACGTTGTTTTCATATACCTTGTAAGGTACTGCGATTAGGTCTGGAGTATTCCACCCAGCTCCATAGTTATCAGCAATACGGCCATTTACACGAGTTTTATTTTCACGATTGGATAATTCGTTATTTGCAGATGAAGACTGGTTGTTATTTTGGTTTGTTTGTGTAATTGAAGGTACTGGCATTAATAATGCAACTGCCACCCCCACAACCAATGAGATAATAGCAGCCCATGCAGCTGCACCAAGCTCAATACCTTTAGGATTCTCAATTACGATAAAAGTACCTGGTAATAAATCAAGCTGCTTTAACTCATATGCATTTTTCGGCGTGACTTCATTCGCAAATGAAATTTCGGCATGATCCATATTACTTGTCGTATGGAAAATACGGACATGTTCAGGCATATAATCATATTTTGAAGTAAGCCATTGTCCGATGGTTTGAGCCTGCTCAATCGTCTTTTCTTCAGACAAAGCATCTTTTTTATAAATAATCTTAATCATAGTAACTGACCCGACTAAAACCCATTGCCTTGATCACTTCTTCGGATAAAAAAGTAACTCCGCCTTCCATCAAATGTAGAACACGGCCCAAACGAAAAAGCCCCACATGTGGGGGCTTGTTTCGGTATCTCGAGTGAAAGGCGACTATGCAGCCTTCCTTGGGCATGGGCAGTGGATTTAAAAGTTTTAACCTTGATGGTAGAAATACCTTTTCTTTAATAGGCTTCATAAAAAATTCAAGTGCTTCCACCCGGTCTATTCCATATAGATCCAATGCAGCTTCATGAGCAAAATGAACACAGTTGTAGTTTTCCTCGTCATATTGTCTATCAAGCAAATGATCATGACTTTTCATATAGCCCCCTTGAGACCAGTAAAGCGGTCTAGTGCAAAGATATCTCCAGTTTTAGCGGTATTTAATCGTGGAGATTCAGCTTTGAACGTCACAGCTTTATGGTTCATTGAAACACCGGCGAGTTGTAAGCCAAGCAGATAATGCATCGGTGTATTTAAATTATCTGAACTATAAAGCCGATAATTAACTGTTGGTTTTACATCCGGAAATTGACCTTCTATTACCCGTTCAAACTCATCCGGCAAAATATCACCAAGACCTGAAATAGAGACTGTTAAAGTCTGGTCTAGATCGCCCAGCATTCCGGATCTTTGAATTGTCATAGGCAGGTATTCATAAAGCACCTGCCCTTCACCTTCATTGTGCTGAACATACACCCCTCGGTCATCATTACGGACTACCCGGTAAGTATTCATAAAAGAAGGGTGTGAGAGTTCAATACATTCCAGTTGATAAATATCAACTTTTCGATTGAAAAAGAATTTGGCATATTCGTTATCCATCAGACCTCCCAATCTTTAATTAATGCTATATCTGCAGCAAGGTTAGGCTGGTTTTGAACAACTTCGAGTTGTGCATTTACCCTGTAAAGGTTGCCATTCACCTCATTGGTCTTGAACGAGTTCGGAATGAAGTTACACAGGTATTGCTGACGTGTTCCCTGATCAATCACCAGATCCGCATAAAATGAGGCTGGTTTATTCTGGTAGACCCGCCAGAAAGCCATCATTTTATTGAAATCTGTTTTACTTAAGTTCCAGTTCACATCGACAATGTGGCTATTCCGTTTTACATCGATGTAATAGCGTCCACGACCGCCATCCATCTGCTGACGTTTCACATCATCACCTGGTGTTACGCCATAGCCGCTGGTCTGAGGATTTAGCTTTAACTTGTACATAACT